TTCGTCATCGTCTTTGTTGTCGCCGTCATCCGGCTTAGTGCCTTGAGGGGCGATTGTCAGCGTTTCATCGGGCATACTTGCTGTTACCTCCTTGGGTTTGGATATTGCGGCAATCGCCGCCGTTGAATTTTGAACCGGCTCGCCGAGCAGTTGGCGAAGCGCGTTCATGGCCTGGCCGAACGTTCCGACCTCGTCGGCCAGGAGCGGAACGGTGTTTTCCGCCCAGTACACGCCAGCCTGCGTGGCGATGATCTTTTCGGCGGCGGCCTTCCGATTCCGCGCCACCGTCACCACGAACTGGTCATACTGCCGGTCGATCTCGGACTGGATGTCTTTCTGCGCCCGCTCCGAGAGCGGTTCGTGCGGGTTCGCATCGACCTTCCTGTCGCCTTTGAAGATGTAGGTGTACTTGAATCCCTGCTCGTCGTTAAACTTCGAATCCTCGGTGTGCAGCACCACAACGCCAACGGAACCGACCGCTCCCATGCGCGTGACGAAGATCCTGTCGGCCGCGCTGGTCAGGGCATAGGCCGCCGAGAATGCGAAGTCGTCGGCGACCGCGTAGATCGGTTTCGCGCCGCGCAGCGAGTAGATGTAATCGGACAGTTCCAGGCATCCGGTGGTCTCGCCGCCAGGCGAATCGACCTGCAAGAGGATGGCGCGCACGGCGGCATCATTCACCGCGTCCTGCACGTACCGGCCAATCAGATCGTAGGAGCTGCAACCGCTGAAAGCTGAAACCCAGGATTCCTTCTTCGTCAGCACGCCCTGGATCGGAATGACGGCGATGCCATCGACCACCTGGTAATCGCTGTCACCAGCCTCTTCGATGTATGCAGTAGCGAACGGCTCTGCAGGCTTCACGCCAGCCACCGGAACAATCCCCAGCCGCGGAGCCAGCGCCTGGACGAGCACATCCAGCTTGGGCGGATGAATCATGAGCGGCGTGTTCACGAACCGCGATGCGAGTCGGGTCAGATTCTTCACGGCTTCACGTCCACCTCTCCCTTTGCGGCATCCGTCTGGATCTCGCTCTCGGTCAATCCGGCGTTGCGCCCGGTCAGGACCTTCCGGCCATCGCTGTCGTAGGACAGCCCCAGCTTGTCGGCACGCTTGTTGTCTGCCGCCTGCTCCGCGTCCACGGCACCGGCGTCGCGCCCTTGCGCCGCAACCTCTGCGGAACGCGTGGAGAGGCCGCTTCGGATGGCGTCGTTCGAAGCCTTGATGTCTTTCTCGGGATCGACCCAAGGCCAGCCGGGGGTTACCCACTGTACTTCCTCGAATGGCTCGGGATCTTTGTTGTACGCGTTCAACAGGTCAATGCCGAACACCAGTGCCAACATCGCTTCGCGCAGCCAGCGCTTGTACACCGGATGGCAGACCTGGAAGATGAAAACCGAATGCTGATACTGTTCGCACTTGCGGCGAAATTCCAGCAGGCCAGCGCGGATCGAAGAGTAGTTGATCCCCGATAGGTCGCCGCTGATCTGGTACTCGGCGAGCCCGGCGCCACTCGCGAAGGCTTGCAGGCAACTCCGGATGAACGATTTGAAATCGCCGCTGTCTTTCGCCTCGGCAAATTGAACCTCTTCGCCGAAGTTCAATACCTGGAACGTGCCGGGTTCGAGCTTGCTGATCTGCGCTCCGGGCTCCGTCTGAGTCGGCCCGTTCTGATACTGGTCCGGCGGGATGATCGGATTGTCCGGGCTGGCCTGCGTGATAAACCCGGTGATCATCGCCGCGAGCTTCTTGCGGACGATCTCCGCGTCGGTGTACTGCTCCAGTTCGTAGAGCTTCGCGATTACCGACGTGAGCCACGGCTGCCCTCTGAACTGGCCGGCGCGAATCGGCTTGTAGACGTGCAGCACGTCCGTGGCGGGCACCCGCTCGACCGAGAGAGCGTCCATCGGGAAAAACATCGTTTCGCCCGGGTGCGCCTTCCAGAAGTGGTATGCCGCGCGACGCCCATCGGTCTGAAACTCGATGCCGCATCGAACTGAGTTCTTGGGCGGCATCTGCTCAATAGCCGTGCGCCACAACGGTAGCTGCTCGGCCTCGATGAGTTGGAGTTGCAGCGGAACCGCGAGTCCTTCCTTCACCGAGCGCGGGCGGAAGCGGACGAAGCACTCGCCGGCCTCCATGACCTCGCGGGCAATCACCATCTGCTGGCCGTAAAAGTCCGTCTGGCCGGATGCAGGATTCCGCGGGTCGTACTCGACATCGCATTCGCGTGTCCATCGATTCCACTTCCTGGTGATCAGGTCGCGCACCTGTTCGTCCGGATGGTGCGGCACCAGGCGAATGCCGCGACCGATCGCGTTGGCGACGTAGGAGTCCACGGCCCCCGACGCCCACGCGCTGTTTCGCACCGCATCCCGGTTCCGCGCTTGCAGCTCGAGGCCGTGCGAAAACAGGAGCGTGTTGAGACCGAGGAACGGCGGATTCCATCCGATTCCCCGACGCCCACGACCAGCAGCATCGAATGGGAACGTCCCCATGGCACGCGTGCGCGGCGGTGCGATGGTCATCGCGGCGGCCCTACGGACGAGGTTCATTACGCTCCACCGAGATCAACATTCCAAGCCAGACAGCCAGCACGCCGCCGATGATTGGACCGAGTGGGCGGTATACCATCCAGCAGCCCCATACGACGGAGCCCATGCCGCCGAAAAACAAGATCTTTTCGAGAACGGCGGGCGTTTCCTTCCGGCACGCTGCAACGAACTGAACGCGCAAACCACGCGTGGCCGTGGCCAGTCGCCCGAGCCGATCCACTACTGCCCCCAACCATTGGTCGTGTAGATCCGCACCTGGCGTACTTGCTGCGGCCCGCTCTGCTGGGCGATGTCATTCAGGATGAGATTCCGGAGCTTGAGGTAGTCGTCGACGGAATCGAATTCGAACTCGCGATCCTGAAACCGGACTCGCCTCGCGCCCTGCTTGCGCGCGGCGTCGAGAGCATCGAGATCCGACTGAGTGAACGCCATTAGAGATCCATCCTGAAGCGCACGTTGTTACGCGCTGCCTGCCTGCGATCCGTGCGCGGCGGTTGCTGCGGCTGTTTCACTTCTTTCGCCGGAGGTGCGCCCACGCGACGCTCGAGGTCAGCCCAGTGCTTCTCCTGGAAGCGGTCGATGCCGACCCGTCCAGCCGCCGCGCGCGCATACACGCGGCAATCGAGCGACTCATTGCGCTCGCGCATTTTCTGCCACTCGTGCCGGCGATACCCCTTGACGATCTTCGTCACCAGTTGCTCGGCGGTGATCTGCTTGAAGTACTCTTCGCTGTAGCGCGGGAAGTGGCAATATCCCGGAGGGAAAGGAATTCCTTTCGCGACGTCCTCATCCGTAGGCCGATCTTGTCGCAGCCACCGGTACAACTCTTCCTTGGCCATGCCGGAGTTAACCGGCCACACCCGGACACCGCGCTTCAGCTTCGCGCCTGCCGGCCCAACCTCAACAGGAGATGCCGGCCCAATGATCGCGGGCGTCCGCGAATCGCCTTTGATCACCAGCACGCGCCCGCCCTGCCGCCGCGCCCACTGGTACACCTCGATCGCTGCGAAGCCGGAATCGACGGCGAGCTGCAGGATGGGCAGTTCCAGACCGGATTCGGTAGGAAAGGACTCGTTCAGCAGGCCGGTGAGCTTCTCCCAAATCTGTGGCCGGGACGTGTCGCCTTCGAACACTCGATAATCGACCGACCACGACTCCTTGCCCCGGCCCCACGCGGTGATCTCAACCTCGATGCGGTCCTTCTGTACGTCTGCACCAGCCGTGAGAAACAATCCGCCACGCGGTACCGTTGCGACCTTGTACGACTCCCGCCGGTCATACAGCTTCTGCCACTCAGGTGCCTCGCCAAGCAGCGTCCACGTTTCGCCAAGCACGGTGTTGACGAAGACCTGAAGCAGCGCCGGATTCTTTTGCGCCTGTTCGAACTGCTTGGCTGCGTCCGACCACGCGAACCAACCGACCGGCGAGTAGAGGCTGGAAAGGTGGAAGCCAGCCGTCTTGCCATCGCCAACAGCGCTGCGCCGCCACTCGCCGCAGGCGAGCATCGATTGTTTCTGGTGGTTGTGAATCTCTTGCCCGCAGTGCTCGCAAACGTAAACGACCTTCTCTGTCTCCCCCTTCGGCCAGCGCAACTGCGCGAACTTCAGCGTCTGGAACTCGCGGCAGACTGGGCACGGCACCCAGTACAACCGTTTGTCGCTCTCCTCATAGGCCGCCTCGATCCGGGACATGCCCGTGATCTTCGGCGTCGAGCACATGAAGATCTTGCGGCGCGCGAACGTCCTGGTGCGGGCGGTGGCCAGGTTGACGGGATCGCCTTCGCCTTCCACATCGCCGGGATACCCGTCGACCTCGTCCAGGAACAGATACCGCGCCGCCATCGAGCGGAGACCGACCGCCGAGTTCGCGCCCGTCATCACCAGCACGCCGCCGGGAAACTCCTTCGACAGGACCGTGTTCCCCGAGTCGCGTGACCGCGGATCGCTCACCAGCGCGCGCAGGACCTCTGACTCTTCGATCAGCGGATCGATGCGCTGCTTCGAGTTGCGCTTGGCCATCTCCACTGTGGGCTGGATGGCCATCATGGGGCCGGGCGCCTGGTGGATCACATAGCCGATCCAGTTGTTGCCGCACTCCGTCCCGCCGATCTGCGCGCCTTTCATGAAGACCGTCCGCTCGATGGGAGAGGACGGCGAAAGGCAGTCC